AGCTCAAAGGCACGAACATCAGCGTGAAAATGGCTGATGGCCTTGAACGAGTTTCCACAACGAATAGCAGAGGCACAAGCATCCAGATGAGAAGAAACACGACTCACACGATCTTTCGAAGCCAAGAAGGCAGCAGGCTGACCTGTAAGAACGGCCTTCATACGTCGACAAGGAGCGCCTCGGGCACAGCCATCGCCATAACGAATTCTGAAGTAAAGTGCCTTCCAAGGATCGGAACACTGGCCTTTAGGCTTCCCTTTGTGGCCAGCACGCCACATCGACAGGATCTTCTGGTTCGCAAAGTGCCGGGTTTTGCAGTTGGTGATCGTGTCATCAGAACGCCCCATGAAGAATCGGACCTCTTCTTCGGGTTGATAGCCCATTCGAGATAGATCTCGATCGTTGGAGTGGATTCGAGCTCTTTCAATCACAGTATTACTGCTCATCGTCGCACGGCGACCAGTTTCCTGCATTCCTTTCTTCTCGTGGACCTCCGTGTAGGGGGGTACCACTGCACCAGTTTCAGGATCAAGGCCTGCCTGACCCATGCGATAGACCACCTTGTCACGAGACCTTTCTACGACACGCTCAGCCTGGAGGATGTCCGGTAGTATTGCCGGAGGGCCGTAAGCATTCCACGCAGCCTGGCGGACCTGACAGTCATCCTTGAATTCATCGAAAGTCACATTCTGATCCCATGCGCTCCAATCCCAGGCGAGCCAGGTGGGGCGTGAATAAATGCAGCGAGTGGAAGACTCAAGCCTCTGATTCAGGGAGATAAACGTCATAAACCGTGCGAGTGCAAAGTCTGGACTTTCGGCCAGATCCCATGGGAACCAATGAATCGTGGATTCCTTGCCTTCAGTGAGATCATAGATGTATCCCTCCCAGAGCTGGGTTAGCGCATCAACTACTGCAAGGCCACGGTTTTTCCCAAGCTCATTGGCTTTAAGGCAGAGATCGACCACAGCATCACGAATCTTCTTCCACTCTTCGGCATTTGTCGTACCACCAACCCAGAGTTTGCCGCACCCTGAGGGAGTGAAGTAACCTGCGAACCTGAGGACTTCTCGGATCGCCCCGCCAGCAGCACCCTGACCCATGTTCGCCATACGCTTAAGAACGTATTCGTCCCAGGTCACAGCGCGATCATGTGTGAGGGGGATCACAGCAGCGTAGTG